AGTAGACAGAATGGTAGCAGGAGATTACCAAAATTTTGATAAGAATATGGAAAGTTCATGGATTATGTGGGCTTTCGAAATTCTTAAAGCAATAGCTGAAGCTGCAGGTATGACACCTGTGGAACTTTTAGTTATGCATGGTATAGCCGAAGATATCGCATATGCTCTAATAAATTTTAATGGAGATTTAATGCGATTTTATCGTGGAAATCCCTCAGGACATCCACTTACAGTTTTGATTAATTGTATAGTTAATATTGGTTATATGATGTATTGTTATTATGAATTAAATCCAAAACACGAAGTTGAATCATTTTTTGATAATGTTCATCTTTTAACTTATGGTGATGATAATATCATGGGAATAAGTAAAAATTGTGAATGGTTTAATCATACGGCTATTTCAAAGAAACTGGCAGAAGTTAATATTGTTTATACAATGGCAGATAAAACCTCTGAAAGTGTTCCTTTTATTAATATTTCGGAATGTACTTTCCTGAAGAGGAATTGGAGAATGCATGAGGTCGGATTTATGGTAGGTCAGTTGGAGGAAGATTCAATTGAGAAAATGCTTATGGTTTGGGTTAAATCCAAAACCCTAGATTTACCACAGCAGGGTATGGCCATTATTGCTTCTGCTACTAGAGAATATTTTTTTGTATGGTAGAGAAATTTTTGAATTAAAAGTAGAAATGCTACGTGATGTAGTTAGACAGTTAGGTTGGGAAGCATATATAGAATCCTACACCTTCCCAAATTTTGACGATTTAATGCAAAATTACTATCATGCGTCAAGCGTAATTTGTACGCAAACTTTCGGAGTGATCCCTAACTTCGAGCATTATTTGCACACCAACTAAGGGAAATATAGCGTAGTTACTGCATAACTTAAATTTTATATATTTTATTAAATTTATGAGAATGGACGTTATATTTTGTTCCACTTGGGCGTTCCCCAAAGATTCTATTTAGAATAGTGTTAGTAGAACCACAAATAAAAATATAGACTTTATTGAGCTTGAGTTTGCTCTTTAATTTTATTATTAACTTGCACAAACAATTAAATATATTTTTAACTACATATTTCAATCATCTGAAGAGGTGATTCCAAAAAATGAAACTTCTGAAGAATTAAAAACAGAAGTTAATGTTACATATGTTGATTCTAATTCAGGTGAAAAGCAAATTGTTGATACCTTAGATGATGGATCTTATAATGCGATGTATAATGAGGCTACTTTCTTAGCAAAATTTCTTGAGCGTCCTTTGAGAATTGCTTCTTATACTTGGGTAGAAGGAGCACATATTGATCAAGAATTTAAGCCATGGGATTTATTTTTTAATTCCACAGCTGTTAAAAACAAGCTAACGAATTTTCCCTTTATAAATTGCAAACTGCATGTTAAATTAATGATAAATGCTTCTCCATTTTATTATGGTGCAGCGATGTTATCGTATACTCCTTTAATTGCGTTTAATCCAGAAGTAATTAATTCTAATGTACCAGCCAATAGTTCT